GCCTGCATAATGTTTAACTCGTTCTGAAATCCTTTCTCTTCGCCGTATTCCACGACGCGCACCCACTTCGTCTCTTTCGTCGTTTGCTCGAAGGGGTAAGTGTTGCGTATATGGTAAGCGACGATTTTTCCGTTCTTGTCGGTTTCGACGCCGTCGTAAATCATGTTGCCGTCTTTCGTCGTGCCCTGCGTCAGATAATTGAAAGCCGAAGATCCCGCGACCGTATCAATGGGCGTAGAAAGCCGATCAGCTTCGATTATATGGAAACGCAAGCCGTAGGGGTTGAGCGACGTCGGTTCTTCATGCTGTAACAATACAATGACATCGCCGGAGAGAAGCTGGGAAGAGAACGCGAGCTGTTGCGCCGTGTAAAAATTATTGATCCCGATCGCGTCGCAGTTGACCTTACTCGCCGCCCAGAGCTCGAACTCTTCCTCGGTTCGTTTTTGCCAGTTTTTCGCTTGATCTGCAGAAAGCCCGAGCCGCTCCCTGTTGATCCTGCTTTTGAGTTGCAAGCCGCAGCCGATGACATTCGTGCGATTCGTCTTGATCGCCGACGTCGCGAGCGGCGCCGCCATATAGAGCATACGAGCCCGCTGTCGAAGCGTTCGATTGTTCGCGTCAATATCTTCGTGCGCCGATCCGCTCGACGCAAGGAAGCCCTTCAGGGCTTTTTTGGAATAACTGGCGCCCGCGTCGCCGTAACCTTTGTTAGTAGGTCGACGCGGTCTCGCGCCGAAAGGGGCGAGCCTTTTGTCGTCTGATTTGTTCATATCGTCTCCTTACCAGTCCCGCGGAACCACGCCGACCGCTCGGCGGGGCTTTTGTTTTGTGATCATCGCTTCGAGCTCTTTGATTTCGTCCTCGAGCTCTTTGATTGCTTTCCTGACCGTGCTCAGGTCGGTGTTGTACCGCGCAAGGTTACGCGTTCCGACGCCGTAGCTTTGGACTCCGCCGCAGAGCATTTCCTTTTCGCGGGCAAGATAGCAAGCCAGTCGCTCACGCTTTTCCGTGATCTTTTTTTCAATTTCGGCTTTATTCATACTGCCTCCTTTTACCAGTCGTCGCCGCTTCCGAGATGTTTATTTTTCGGATGTGCGGGTTTCTTTTTTGCCGCAGGCGCGGCGGGTTTTTCTTGGATGCCTTTCAGACGGTTCTCGATCGCGGTCAAATCCGGATTGGCGAGCCTGAACGCCGCGTTCGCATAGTTGCGACAGTCGAGCGGTTCGTTGCGTTCGTGTCCGGGGATCTTTTCCCATACCCATTGATTGCCGCGGCGTGTGCGCGTCAGAACGAGCCGCTCCGATAGAAGCCCTGAGAAGTAAGTCGAATCGTATCCGCGATCGCCGAGCGGAAAGTGCGAATAGTTCCGTCCCGGCGTTTGCGTCGTCAGCTTCTTCATAATCTTTGCTTTGCCCGCGTCGACGCCGAGCGTATAGAGCCAGCAAAAGATCTTTTTGTTGTCTTTCAACGGAACGCGCGACGGGATCCCGACATACGGAATATCGGGCCCGCCTTTGCCTTTTATAGCAAAGACGTGCTTCGCGAGACGTTTGCGGCAAGCCGCATAGACTTCCTGTGTATAGTGCCCGCCTGAATCGACGAAGGTGCAGCTGATTCGGAGTCCTTTACCGTTTGCAAAACGATAGACGTGATCGACAACATCGTCCAGCCGTTCCCAGACTTCCTCATTGTCGGGGCGCCCCATAATAACGCCCTTCGTAATGCCCCAGTCCTCGCCATAGTGCCCGTAACCGACAACTTCGTATTCGAGACGATTGTCCTGCGTATCGACGCCGCAAGTGAGCGCGAGCACACCGTCGGGCAGTTCGGCTTTGTATTCTTCGCGCCGCGCCATCACTTCGTCCTCGTTCTCGATTTCGCCGCGTTCTTCCCAGAGCTTACCGAGTAGTGTGTTATAAACAACTTTCAGCTTTTCGGGATCGTTGCGAGCCTCGAGAAAGCGAAGCACGATAGTCTCCCACGTTACCCACGGCGACGAAAAAGCATTCAACCAGAACGAGCGGATGCCTTTCTTGTATGCATCGGGGTTTTGCGCGATCCATTTCGCGGGCTGATTGCGGACTTCGTCCTCGGTGCTTATAGCCCCGCACGAAGGGCACACCCAGAATATCGAGCTAACCGTGTATGTGATTTTATTGCCGATTTTTTTCTCTTCGGGTAAAAATCTGATATTATCGAAAATTATGTCGTGCCACTCTCCGCAATGGGGGCATTTTATGCACCAGCGCTCTTGGGTGCCGCGTTCATACGCCGCTTCGATATTGCTGCTTCCTTTGATCGTTGGCGTCGAAACTTCGACGGCTTTCTTGTTGTAGAATGTGGTCTGGCGGGCTTTGGCAAGTTCCCACGGATCGCCTTCCGTGCCCGCGCTTAAAGCCCAGCGGTCTCGTTCATCGCCGAATATGTAACGAACAGGCGTCGACGCAAGTGCGGACGCGGTGTTCGAGCCGGTAAGCGTAAGCATACCACCGGGGAACGCTTTCTGCAGGAGCGTGTTGCCGCTGTCTCTCGTTTTAACGTCCGAAACTTTCGACCGTAACGGTTTGCTGTCTCGAATCATCGGCGCGATTCTATGACGTGAGAATTTTCGGGCATCGTCCAGCGTCGGCTGTATATACATGGCGGACGCTGGATCTTGATCGATGACGTAACCGATGCAGTTTAGCAAAAATTCAGATTTGCCGACCTGCGAAGCCGCGACCATGACTATGTTCGTAACTTTCGGATCGTTGAACGCATCCATCGGCTCTTTGAGGTATGGCGTCCGTGCGGTTCTCCACGGGCCAGCCTCGGCTGAAGTTTCGGGCGATAGCCGACGGTGTCGGTCTGCCCATTGTGAAACGGTTAGGTCGTCAGGCGGTGCAAAATTACGGACGGCGGGCGCGATCGCTTTATTGAGACGCGCCTCAGCCTGTGTCGTCGTCATCTTTCAGGAGTTCGCTCCAGCCCTGACGGTCGCGGACGCGCTTCTTATACGCGGCGGCGTCGTACTTGTAGTTCGAGAGCTCCAGCAGGATCGCATAAACTTCCTGCTTGATCCTTTCAGATATTTCCGCGGGCTTTGTGATTTTTGCGAGGTCGATCGCGAGCCGACCGGGAAGCGCGAGCATCATGCTGCGGATGGTAAACACGAGATCCGTCGTCATAGCTTCGACGTCCTCGCTGCGATGCATCTCGCCGCGGAGTTCTTTGAGTTCCATATCGGCGAGCTCTGCCTTCGTAGCGCGATAGTCGGCGTCGGCTTTGATTTTGCGGCTCTCGTTTTCGGCGTCTGCCTTGCTTTCGCCTTTTTTGGCGACCTTTTCCTGCAAATAAGCAATGTACTTTTGAACCGTCGACCATTGCCGCTTCGACCATTGTCCGCTTCGGTTGCGAGGGCTGTGTTGCCATGATTACCTCCTTTTTTGCGTAACGAAACGATTGTAAAAAATTCTCCGGGACTATGCGAGTTCTGGGCTCGCGAGCACCGCAAGAGTAAAATATAACCGACAGTACCTGCTGGGAACTTTTTCGTGAGCGTTCGCTGATGCGCTTTGTGCCTTTGGCAGGCTTTGCCTTTTCCCGAGGTACTGTCGATTATAACGAGTGGATGGGGCGCCGCTTGGGCGGCGGCGCCTGATGGGGGTGGGCTATTTTTTACAATAGCGGTCTATGTTATGCTGTAGCCTTGTCATGAGCAGGTTGTTGAGCCTGACCTTGATGTCGGCGGCGACGGTCTGGTTCCCGATCATCTGTGGAATACTGACCGTGCGGATCGCGTCAATAGGAAGGCGCGCGTCCGTCGTCCTTTTGAACGGGATCTCCGTCGTGCCCAGAGCCCCCGAGGGGGCAAGGAAAACGGAACTGCCGAGAGCTTTCTTTTTGCCCTTGTATATGGCGGCTTTGACCGTGTATTTCTTACCGCCCGCCGGTCGCGTTCGGGGCGTCATAGAGAAGTGTGTAGGCGTAAGAAGGCGACCGCGATATACGAGCTGTATGTTTTCCATACTCACGACCTTGATCTTGATCTCCCCGACTGTTTTCGCACCGCCTTTGGCTGCCTTACCCGCCGCCGTCACTTCGCTTGATTTAATCGCATAGACGGCTGTAACTGCTTTGGTTACCTGCGCGGGAGCGCGGGCTTTGCAGTCTTTGACGGTTTGACTGACGGCTTTCTGGATGTCGCTCTGCGTTTTTTTTGCTTTGGAAAGAACGCCGTCCAGTCCGGGGATGCTGATGTTTAATTCCATAGCCGCCTCCGAAGCCCTGTTGATAATTGGAAGCGGCGACCATAAATAGCCGCCGCCCGCCGTCCCGCTCCGATAGCGGGATCTTTCCGTAAAAAGAAAGCCGCGACGAGTTTCCCCGTTGCGGTTCTTTGACAGCATACACTATAACACACCCGTTTACTGCGTTTCAATGTGATTTACTTCTTTTTACTGCGTTTTACTGACCTTTTTTCAGATTTCCGCAGATTTCCGACGGAAGTCGGGCGGAATTTCGGCATTTACGCGGTTTTGTGGGTGTATAATTCGGCAAGGTTGAGTAGAGCGCGCCCGTGGGTTCTGAACATTTTGTCCATGTATTGGTCGGCTTCGAGCTCATAGTCGTCGTGTTTGCCGTAAATTCTTTGGCAGATTTCGCGCCATTCGGCGCCGTAGTAATAGCGGAGATTGATCACGAGCGTTTCGGAGGGGGCAAGGCGTTCGACGAAGGGCTCCAGCTCAGCCCAGTCGGCGGCGATTTCGTTTTCCTTTTGTTTTACTCGTTCTTCGAGAGCGACCTTTCTCAGCACGACGCGCTCCGTTTCGCTCGTTCCGTCGCCGCTTCCGTGTGGCATTCCCGAATAATCAATAGCGCGCGGGCTTCCGTATGCATCCGCCGCATATTCGAGCTCCTGCTTCAAAGTGGCAAGTTTTTCGAGCATTTCCCTGTGCGCGTTTAATCTTTCTTTGATCGCTTGTGTTTTCTTCATTGTTGCCGCCTC